AGCCCGGCATACTCGCAATCGAAAAAGGCCAATAACCGGTCACCGCTGGGGTATGGGTTCTTGTCCTGGATATTGATACCGGTGATCTTGATGGCGTCAGTCATTGCTGCCCTCAGCGTCATCCTTCAGCGCGTTGAGCAGAAAGGCCAATATGGTTGTCAGCACGACAACCACGCCGCTCGCACCTAAATTCTTCACGATAATCCGATCCTCCCACTGAGGCCGAATAGGGCGCATCTCGCCGTCCTTGAATGAAATCGTGAAATATACCGTCTTGCCAATGAGTTCGGGCGCGACCCTACCGCCGTGTTTTGCGAACACCCACCTCACGATTTCATCGACAGCATCGCGATTTTGCTTCGTGAAGCGCATCCCGTATTTCGCAAGCTCCAGGATGATCGCGGCGTGTAGAATATGCTGGAAAGTATAGGTGCGGCTGCGGCCGCGGCCTGGATTAGGCTCGACACAGGGCACATTCCCGCGCTTCACATGCTGGCTAAGTTCGTCGGGCGACAGACCCAAAAGAGTTGCCGCCTTTTCGTGGTCTGCCACGACGCGGTTTTTGTGCTCAGCGATCCACTGATAGTCGTTCATGACGCAGCCTCGAAAGGTCAAGAACCTTTATATGCCTCGTGGCCGAAAAAGGTCAAGAGGCTTTATCGATGTGAAGGTGGGGCACCAATGAACTTAGGGCCGGGAGCATCACACCCCCGGCCCCTTCCGGCGCGGCCGTCAGGCCATGGCTGCCGCGCCTATTCCCGGCTCAAGGGAACCTCAGAAATCCACAACTTTCATCGCAGCATCCAAATCAGCTTGCGAGATTTCGCCCGCTTTGGCAGCGGCCAAGGCTTGGACGATGGAAAGCATCGCGCGGGCCCGGCCGCCGCTGTCATAGGCTTGGAGCGGCCTCAGCGTGTCGATGGTGACGGTGCCGCCCAGCTTGGCGCTGGCTTCCTCAGCGATCAGCGCGGCGATAGGCTGGAGCGTCCATTGGCAAAGATGACGCTGGGCCTCGCGGACAAGCGGGCCTTGGGCTTGCCCGCTCCAGAGGGCCGGCAGGACGCCGAAGGCTTGCGAAATCGCATCGCGCGCCGCCGCCAAGGTTTCCGCCGTCATAGACCGTTCCAGGTCCGGGCTCAGGCTGGCGGGCCTCCAGTCGGTTGATGGTGCTGGCCCACCAGCGGCGCGGACCTCGACTGACTCGCGCAACAAGACCCTGCCGCGCTGGCCCCGGAAGGATCGTTCAAGCGCGGCATTGTCGGTTTCGGAAGATTCCGGCGTCGGAACGATTTGACTGCCGAAAGGTGCAAGCTCGAAAACCTCAGCCAGTGCGCTTTCCACCGCATTGAGCATCCCCGCCGTCAGGGAAGATCGCTTGAGCGGCGCGGTGCCGTAATACGGGGCGGCAATGTCGGCGCCGATCCGAATATGCAGCACCTCATCGGCCAGTGCGACTTGCGTGGTGCCGCCGCCGGCTTCCGGGATGGAAACCCGATAGGCGATGGGAACGGCGTTGCGGGTTCGCAAATCCCAATCGCTGCAGGGGATCAGCGCGTCATCGCCCAACAGGAACACCGCTTCCCCACGAAGGGCGAGGGATCGGCCGATCAGCGCCAGGGAACGACCGTCCAGAAGATCGGTGCCGTCCACATCGGCCAGGCTGAACCCGTTTTCCCAGAGCGATACGCAGCTTTGCGCGGTTGCCGTCAGTTCGGCAATGCCGCGCCGGCCGGAGACATAGGCTTCACGTGCTGCCATGATTTCAGCGGTGAAGCCGGAACCGGCGCTGCGCTTTTCGGTCTTATCGGCTCGGCGAAACCAGTTAAACATTGCGGAGTCCCCTCAGCAGATCACCAGCGCCGCTGTTTTGCATCGCCTTGGCGAGCCATCCCGGATCGCGGGTGCTGGAAATGTTGATGGAGCCGGCCGCGATGGATTCCTGACGGGCGCCCGCCTTGCCGGGCTTGGATGCCATGTATTCGGCCAGCCGGCGCGCAGCCTCTAGAACTGCATCGGGTGGACTGCCGCCGCCCACCGTGGCGGTGAAGCGAAACGGCCCGGTGTGCGGCAGATAATACCCGCCCAGCGGTGACGCATCGAGCGTGGCGGTTTCCCATTCCCCGGCGCGTGACCAGACCTCAATGGTGCTGATCGTGGCGGGCGCCAGCGGCGGATGCCATTCGCCAGGGCCTTCCACAACCCACTCCACGCTGCGCTCGGTCCAGCGCCAGGCGATATAGCTTTCGATGCGCTGCCAGACGAAAGCGGCGTCCAGCGCCGCCGGTGCAGCGATGGGAAGGCTGATCTCCTCCACCATCGTGCGGCCACCGGCGGTAACGATGGTATTGGTCAACTTTCCAACTTGGCCTGCGGTGCCCCCGCTCAACCAGACAGTGACGACAGTATCGGTTTTGCTGTCGCTGTTCTTGGTGAGGCCGGCGGCTGTGTCCAGCGTGACGGTCGAGGTCGCAATCGTGTCGCCGTCGAGCCGGTCTGTCCAGTCGATCTTGTAATCCAAGGTCTCGGCGGAGATTTTAATCGGCCACACGATTGGTGCAGCCGCGCCATTGCTGATTGCGATGCTGCGGCGCGCGAGACTGCCGGGAACCCCAGGGTACGCGTCCGGTGTGGCTTCCGTCTGCTTGATCGTCGTCGCCATTACAGCCTCCAGCGGGCGAGTGCGTGAGGCTTGGGAAGGATCAGCCCGGAAGGCTCATCCAGTTCCCAGCTACGCTCCACGATGGGCTCGCCGGTATTGTCATCGATGCCGTCGCCATCCTCGTCCACCGGCTCATCGTCGGATTCGATGCTCGATGATTTGTAAGCCGGCCGCGTCACAATGGATAATTCATAGAGCAGCGCCGACACGATCGTGCGGATCAGCGCGCCATGGCGCGGCTCGCCATCCTCGTCTATCGTCCCGTCGTTTGGTTCCTGGGTGATGATTTCCGGCTTGGCGACGGCGCGCGGCGGCGGAAGGCGAAACCCGGGCGAAATGCCATAGGCAAGCCCGGTATCAATCTGCGCCAGCACGTCGCGTCCATAGCTCGTGGCGGCAATCTCCGGGGAAATGTCCGCCTCGAATGTCAGCGCCTCCGGGGTGTCAGTCAGCCGCATCGTGCCGGTAAGCTTTGATGCAAGCGGCTTGTTGAAATCGTGCCCGACCAACAGGTGGATTTCCTTGTCGGGCGCTTCCACCCGAAAGGCCAAAGCCTTCGGCGCGAACGCTTCCTTCTTCGGCCTCCCTCCGTTGCGGCCACCATCGGAGAGCACGGCGCGTTTCCCGTAGGGGAAGCGGCCTTTCAGCCGCCTCCCGCCACGTTTGGAACGCCGAACTTCAAGCTCGCCGATGGAGCCGCCCCAGAGCATCACTGGATCCCGGTCAGGACTTCGATTTGCTCGCCCCGGCTGTAGGTCACATCCATCGTGGCCAGCGCCGTCAAGCGCAGCCCGCCCGATGCCGCATCCGAGTAAGGATCGCGGATCAGGTCGATGGCGCCCCAGGTGCCCACGAAGATCGGCGGCACGCCATTCTTGGTGACCGTCAGCAACGCGCTTGAGGAGAGGGGCGAGCTGGCCGGTTCGGCTACCGCGTTGCTCGACATCACCACGTTCGGGATGTTCTTGATCAGGCGATCCCATTCGCTGACCGCGGTATTGGTGATGAGCGTGTCGTCAAGGTCGTCATAGACCTCGGGGCGGATCAGCAGACGAACGTCCGCGGGGCTTGCGATGGCATTGGCGATCAGGAACCGCTTGACCGCGCCGCGGAAGGTTGCCCAGGACGCCGCCGCGTTAACCTCGGTGACGGTGAAGGGCGCCGGCGAGAGGTCGGCCAAAGTGAAAATGCCGCTCGGCTCGCCCGACAATCCGCTGCCCAGAAACACGGCGTGGTCCATCGCAACCGCCATCGCGCCGTTCATGTCGCGACGCACGGCCTGCTCCAGCGCATCGCCCGACTGCTTGAGGCTCTTGCGCGTGATCTTCATCTGTACGCCGAGCGTATGATTCGGCGCCAGAGGGCGATCGGTGGTTGCATAGGCGGTTGGGGAGGCAACGGTGCCGGTTTCCGTCGAAGCCCAGCCGGCCGAAACGCTGGAGGTGGTGACGGGATATTCCACATCGCCCTGGCCGATGTTGACCATGCTGGCACCCATTCGCACCGCCGCGCTGTCCGCGAAGATGCGATCGATGATCGGCATGGTCTGGCGGGGGTTGGGTGTACCGCTGGCGATGGTTTCGCCGGAGCGCTTTTCGAGGGCCATCCAGGGGATGGGAACGCCGCGATAGCCTCCGTGGCTGCGAAGCTCCTGCACCACTTCGGCGGTGGCGCCGTCCAGGGCCTTGCCTTCATCCAGCATGAGGGCGACTTGGCGCACCTCGAACCGGCCTATCAGGTCGGCGAAATCCTTGTCGGAGCGGGTTTCCAGTTCGCCCTTGGCCTCGCGGCGTTCCTGATCTTCGGTGATGAGCGCGGCGCGATAGCGGGTTTCGTTGGCGCGATACTCCGCATCCAAGCTTTCCATGGAGCGGGTTTCGTCCTCGGTGGGCTTTTCCTTGCCCACCAGGCCGGCGAGGGCCTGGCGGATTTCCGACTGCCGTCGGGAGATTTTCACGGACTCAAGCATGAGAGATGATCCTTTTTCGGTTTTGACAGTTCAAAGACCAGGGATTTCCACGCCTGGCGCGCGGGGTCGGCCGGCGTCTCGAAGCCGACCTCGACTTTCGTTTTCGCCGCGTGGCAGCGAATACAGAGCGTTTGAAGGTTGCCCAGCTCGTAGGCGAGTTCGGGATGCGAGCGCAGCGGCTTCACATGGTCGACCTGGAGGCGGCCGGCTTCGCCGCACTTCACGCATTTGAAGCCGTCGCGGCGCTTGGCGAGAAACCGCACCGCTTTCCATCGCGGCGTGTCGTAGATCGATGCACCGTGGCGCTGATAGGTCTTCATCATGCCCATACCATCGCCTTGGACTTGCGCGTGGGGCGGCCCGTCATGCGCGCGCCCTCGGCCACGGCCAGGACCGAGGCGGATGCTGCATCAATGCGCCCCGTAGAGCGGGCCTTGGCCAGCTTGAGATTGTTGGCGGGATCGCGGAGCGTCACCGCATCGGCGAAGGCCGAGCGCAGCAACAGCGATGGCCGCGTCTTCACCTTGCCGTCGAAACAGGCCCGGCGGAACCGCTCGCAATCCTCGCCGCCGTCGCGGAAGCCCATGCCACGCCAGATGATCGGGGCGCGGATGCCGGCGCGGTCCATGCCTTCGCCCAATTCGGCCTGCTTGAACCGATCCGCCAGGATGGCCGCGATGGGCTGATCCGCGATATGGTGCATGACCTCGGCCAGCCAGGCCGCGACCGGCACCGTGGCGTCGCCCAGGACGGACAATTCGCCGCGCCGCTCCATCTCCACATAGCGGTCATTGACGCCATCGGCCTGGCCGCGATGCAGGAGCGAAGGCCGGGACGGGAAGGTGCCATGCACCTCAAGCCTGCCGGTTTCGGGCCAGTAGAAGGCGGCGGCCGTCATCGACGCAGATCCGCCCAGATCGATTCCCACCACCACCGGGCCCTGGCGCGGTGGCGGCTCGGCCGTCTCGCAGTTGAGCCATTCGTCCACCGTCAGCAACAGGTCGCGGGCCTCGCCGCTGATCCGTTCATTGCGGTTGTAGAGGCGGAAGCTGGAGAGGGTGGAACCGCCTCGCGCGATAGCGCGGCGGGCCTGTGCCTGGAGCCATTCGAGGCTGGCGCCGATGCCGTGCGCGGCGCCGGGATTGGCCAGCTCCAGGCTTGCCATATCGTCGGCGGGCAGGCCGGGCGCGGGCCGATGTTCTTGGCGATAGACGCCAGCCTGTTCCTCGTCCAGCCACTTGCTGAACGGGTGGGCGTCATCGGGAGCACTGGTGGAAATGATGAGGGCCCGGCCACCACGCTTGCCCAGGCCGGACAGCAGCGCATGCTCCAGGGCGTCGCCCTGGTCCAGCGGCCAGTGCCCGCGTTCGTCCATGAGAACCATGGTGGGCGCGGAGCCGAGCGCCGTCTTTCCGTCCGCCGCGATGGCGCGGATGACATGGCTGCCGGCGTCATCCTCGTATTCGATTTCGAGGCGCGGCGAGCGGCGGAAGGTCAACCGCTTCTGCACATCATCGGGCAGGGACCGGGAGAAACCCGCCGCGAACTCGTAGCCGATCCTGGCCTGGTCCCTGGTGCGGGCCGCGATCAGGATTTCCCGGCGGGCCTGCCGGTCCCATTCCCCCAGCAAGGCGCCGAGCGCCAGCCCGGACGATAGGGCGGTCTTGGCATTGCCGCGCCCGATGCTCAGGGCGGCCACGCTGGTAGCGGCGTCCAGGGCACCACGGACAAACTGTCTCTGGAAGGGTGCCAGCTTGACCGGACGGCCCGACAAAGGCCCCTCTGGAATCGCCAGGCGTTCCAGAAACCGGATGGCTTTGGTGGAGGATTTCAGCGCCATGCCGACCCCCAGGCCGCACAGCGCGAAAGGAAGACCCCGCCCCCTCCGAACGGTTCCCCCTCCCGAAAGGGGGGCATTGGCACCAGCGCGGTCATGCGCGGGCCTGTAATTCGTAGAGCGCGAGGGCCGGATCGGCGCTGACGTTGATGACCGAGTAGGTCTTGTCGCGTGCCGTCACCGTGTCGCCCGGTACGGGCTCAATGTCCAGCGTCTTGGCGACGATGACGATCTTCACATCGCCGGCGAGAATGATCGTGTCATCAATGTACTGGGC